ATGGGGTTCAGCAAGTACAGCAGCCCCAACGATGAGCTGCAGTTCTCGATCAATGCCATCGATGGCAAGGAGCGCCCCGACATTGGCAACGAAGCCATGGGCTGGGGCAACACCCTGGAGCCGGTGATTCTGACCGAAGCGGCCAAGCGGCTGGGCATCGAGCAGTTCGACACCCAGATCGGGCAAGCCTACACGCACCGCAGCTTTGCGCTGTCGTGCAGCCTGGACGGGGTTGGGTACGGCATTGGCCAGGAGATCTTCACCGACCCGGACAAGGGTCTGTATGTGGTTGGCCAGGACTCCATTGTGCTTGCTGGCCCCGGCGTGCTGGAGGCCAAGCTCACCAAGAGCATGCCCGAGGAGACCCCGCACCTTGCCCGTGGCCCCATCCAACTGCAGGGCCAGATGTTGGTCACCGGCCACAGGTGGGGCGCGGTCTGCGTGCTCTACCAGGGCATCGAGCTGCGGGTGTTCCTGTTCGCACCCCACCACGACACCCAGAAGGAGATCGTCAAGGCGGTGCTGACCTTTGAGCACAAGCTGCAGGCCTACCGTGAGAGCGGGGCCATCGACTGGTATCCACCCGCGAGCAGCAAGGAGCTGGATCGGATCTACCCCATGGTGGCCACCAAGGAAGAAGTCGAGCTCGATGTCAGCGTGGCCGACCTGGCTGCCGGCATTGTGGCCAACAAGGCCGCGATCAGGGCAGCCGAGGCCAGCATCGAAAGCGCAGAGAAGCGGATCAAGACGCAGTTGGGCCAGGCCGAGCGGGGCAGGGCAGGGCAGTACCTCATCAACTGGCCCATGCGCAACTACAAAGCCCAAGCGGAGCGTTTGATCCCTGCCAAGGAACCCTACTCTGTGCGCCAGAGCACGCTGTCGATCAAGGAGCTGCAGCCATGAACCTTCCCGACAAGCCTGCCATCAGGCATGCCTATGAGCAGGCCGTTGTGGCCCTGCTAAACGCAACAAACGCAACCGAGGAAGATGCCGAGGTCTTCGTCGACGCGATGGCAGACCTCATCTTCACCACCATGCAAACCTACCTATCCGAGAAAGACATCAATGCAATTGACCATTACTAACCGGGGCTTCGCCCCAGCCACCCTCACCGAGGCGATCCAGTTCTCCGACATGCTGGCCAGCTCCAGCATGGTGCCCAAGGCCTACCAGGGCAAGCCCCAGGACATCCTGGTCTGCGTGCAGTGGGGCTATGAGATGGGCCTGGCACCCATGCAGGCGCTGCAAAACATCGCCGTGATCAACGGCAAGCCCAGCGTCTACGGTGACGCGGCCATGGCCCTGGTGCAGGCCAGCTCGGTCTGCGAGGATGTCGAGGAATACTTTGAGGGCGAGGGCACGACCAACCCGGTGGCGGTCTGCGTGGCCAAGCGCCGTGGCCGCAAGCCGGTGACCGCCAAGTTCAGCGTCGAGGATGCCAAGCGAGCTGGCCTATGGAACAAGCAGGGGCCATGGACAGCCTACCCCAAGCGCATGATGCAGATGCGAGCTCGCGGGTTTGCGCTGCGCGATGCCTTCCCAGACGTGCTCAAGGGGCTGATCACCGCCGAGGAGGCCCAAGACTACCCTGACGAAGCCAAGCCCAGGCCGGTGGCCAAGCCAGCCAACCCGCTGGACATGGTGGCCAAGCCTGCGCCGGTGGCCATCGAGAATGAGATCACCAACCCGGCAGCCATCGAGGCCGCGTTTGCTGACACGGTCGAGCCTGATCCTGTGCCGGTCGAGGTGCTGGCCGTGATCCCGCACGCGGAGGCAGAGCCCGTCGAGGTCGAGCATGTCGAGCTGCAGCCACTGGTCGAGCGCGTGCCTGGTGAAGATGACGACCTGGGTGAAGAGATCCCCATCGGGTTTGAATTGAAGGTGCCGGGCAAGCACAAGCCCTACTCAATCCACCAGACGTTGGATGAGTGGCAAGATGCCTACGAAGAGCTGGCCGACCAGGTTGCCAAGGCTGGAAAGCGACCACCCAGGGAGCGCATGACAGCGCTCAAGGAGCTCAAGCAGATCAATGAGGAGACCATCCAGCGGGTGGACACGCTCAAGCGGCTGCGCCACACAAGCGCATATCAGCGCCGACTCAATGCGCTGGGAGCTGCGCAGTAACTAGATGACCGCGAGCACCTCGTTGGTGTGCTTGATGCGATCTGAGAGCCCTATGGCCCCGCCATTGATGATCTTGGTTAAGCGCTGGTGATCAAGAGCCTCAGCGGGGGCATTGCATTTGTGGGTTGACCAAAACCACCCGGCGGTCAGGGCTGCGTACTTTGGCGTGGCCACTAGGTCGGGCTGGGTGACCAGGTCAACACCCAATGCTTTGCTTGCGTGGTGGAAATTATCCGCGCCGGTCAATTGAACCAGACCTCTGCCGCGCATCATCCACCCATCATTGCTGGCCTCATCCCGGTTTCCCATGCGATTGCTGTAGACCTTGTTTGCGATGAGGCGAGGCTGGCCTGCGTACTGGTTGGCGATCTCCAATGTGGGGAAGCGCTTGGGCCAGACGCGCATCAATGTCGCCGCCTTGTAGTTAAGATTTTCCTCAAGCATTTTGAAGTTGCCAGACTCATGCGAGCACTGGCCAATGAAGCAGGCCTGTTGATTCCTGGTCGTGATGCCAAAGCGCTCAAAGGTTTCGTTCAGTGGGTCAACCCACTTGACATCAATGTGGAGCTTGGTCAGTTGTTCAGCGTTTAGCATTGATTGCCCCCATCACTTGGTTGTAGCTGTCGATGCAGGCGTTGAGCTGGTTGATGGCGCGGTCACCGTCGGCTGTGATTTGGGCGATGAGTCGGAGGACTTCTCGCTCCTCATCAGAAGGCGTGTCAGCCGGTCGGTCAGGTTGGGCTCTCGCTTCAGTCCAATTTCCGGGGGCAGCGGCGGCACTTGGGGCGGCTGATACACAACTGGGGGACGGGAGGCGCACCCGACCAGCAGAGATAGCGCGATCAAGAGCAGACTGTTTTTGATTGACAACATTGTTGACCTCCATGAGTTTGGTTGATGTTTCAGTAATCTGTGCAGAAAGTTTTTGCTCAGTCTCTCTGGCCTCTGCGTTCTTCTTTGCAATTTCGATTTGCATCTCTTGATCGCGGCCAACCCAGCCCTTGTGGTGGCCATAGAAGTAGGCCGAGGTGCAGACAACAACTGCGCCCAGGATCAGGTAGGGGTTGGGTAGCCCGATCATTTGACTGATGCCCTGGCTTCAGCTTGGAGCTCGCGCTCAGAGTCATCCTCCAAGCTGGGTGGCGTTGTCGGTGGAGGTGGAGGCGACCAGCTCTCATCAAGCGGTGGGTTTGTCCAGACAGGCAACGCCCCAAATGTATTTTGTACAGGGGCAGCAGGCACTGGCGGGGGTGTGGGTGCCGGTGCAGCCGGGGCAGGGGCGGGGGGAGGTGCAGGGTTTATTGCAGCGGTGACGGCACCCACGGCACGCTTGCCCACAATGCCGCCTATGCCACCAACGATCAACAACACAATGTCGTTGAGCATCTTGGTGTAGGCCTGGTCGATGGGTGCCATGCTCTTAATTGGCTGGACAACAAACGTCACCGAATAGAGCAGGGCAAACACAATGCCTGCCAGGATGACTGTGATCATCACCACGACAAAGCCCCAGATACGAACCTCAATCTCTTCGGGTGTGTATTTACTTTTTAACATCTTCAACCTTTGGTGGTTCAATTTTGTTTGTCAATACTGGGGCGACCAGATACTCAGGGCATGTTTGAGTGAATAGGCAGCGTGGCTTTTGGCACTCAGCCAAGTCAAACTTGTCGGGGTTCTGGCAGACGTAGCGATAGCGATCATCGCAGCCAGACACCAACAGCAAGATGGACAACAGGCTGATTGCGATGACGCAGTACAGAAATTTATTTTGACTCACCACGTTGCTCCAGTTGTTTGCGCTCTTCCTCAAGTTGCTTTCGCAGCCGCTCCATTCGCTCGATTTGGGCTTTGCTTTCTTTCTGCGTGGACAGGGTGTCAAAGTACATGATGCCAATCACCGGCAGCATCAAGCAAAACACCAAGACCATTGCAATGAGTGCAATTAAAAACCCCATCTTGTCTTGCGATCCATTACCAGCATTCCCCAGAACAGGCTCAGGTACACGATCACGCACAAGGCGGCTCCCAGGTAGATAGCTTTGTCTTGCAGGTCGTTGATTACCTTTCTTCGTTGCCATCT